CGCCAACATCTTCATGAACGGGCTGGCGGCCCAGGGCGCGATCCTCGCCGGAGAGGTCGTGTTTGCCGTGGCGGACAATCCGACCGTGGACCTACTGGACGGCGGCTCGACCTTCCGCGTCTACTGGACGCCGCCCCCGCCAGCGAAGTCCATCAGCTTCGTGATCGAGTACGACGTGGCCGCCCTGGCGCTGTTGTTCGGCTGATCGTGACCCGGGGCTGAGCCCCGCAAGAGGAGGCCCCCGTGGCAGACATCGGCGAGAGGCTGGTCAACTTCGAAGTCTTCGACGGCGTCACCGGCCGACTGCTAGGCTTGGCGGACGTGGAGCTGCCGACCATCGAGGCCCTGACCGAGACCGTGCGCGGCGCAGGAATCGCAGGAGAGGTCGAGAGCGCAACGCTCGGGCACATCTCCGCCATGAGCATGACGCTCAAGTGGCGCACGCAGGAGATCCAGGGGCTCAAGCTGGCTGCGCAGAAGGTGCACGCCATCGAGCTGCGCGGCGCCGTCCAGCGCCTGAACACGGCCACCGGCGTGTACGGAGTGCAGATCCTGAAGTACGTTACCAGGTGCACTCCGAAGAGCAGCCCCCTCGGGACGCTGGCGCCGAGTGCACTGCAGGAGCCCTCGGCCGAGTTCAGCGTCATCTACATCAAGGTCTTCGTTGATGGGCGGTCGTACCTCGAGATCGATCCGTACAACTACAAATACGTAGTCGACGGGGAGGACTACCTCGCCGCCGTGCGTAGCGGGCTGGGGATTAGCTGATGGCCATCGTGACTTTTGCTCCGCCGCTGGAGTGGGAGGATGAGACCTACACCGAGGTTGACACCGATCTCCTCGCCCGGCTCAAGGGCCGCGACAAGCTGGCGATCATGGCCCGCTTGCGCAAGCGCGGCGAGCGCGACGTGATGCAGCCGGAGACCGATGACCGCTACGTCATCGCCGCGCTGTCCCGGGCGACGAAGATCCCCGAGGACGCCTTCGGCGAGCTGCCGATCCGCGTGTTCACCGAGGTCGTCATGGAGGCCCAGAGTTCTCTGCTGAGCTCGGAGGATGGGGCAGATCCGCCGAGCTCGAACTGAGGCAGGCCGCGGTCCGCCTGGCGATGGCCACCTACACGCCGGTGGGCTACTGGCTCGACATGCCCGAGACCGAGATGGGCGAGTGGGCCGGCATCGTAGCCGAGGAGCTGCAGGCGCAGCGCCGGGGGTAGATTGTGGCACGGGGCCGGACGTATGAGCTAGCCTTCAGGATCGGTGGCAAGCTCGCGGCCAGCTTCAACACGGCCACAGGGACAGCGAGCAAGCGGCTCTCCACTCTCCAGCGGCAGCACGCCGCACTCGCCAGACGACAGCAGGGGCTCAAGCGGATCAACGCCCTCGGTGGCGGGATCTACCGCATGGGCAGGATTGCGGCCGTGGCTGGGGTCGCGATCGTGGGGGCGGCGACCGCCGCCGGGGCTGCGCTCTACAGGGTCGCCAACGCGACAGCGGCCGTCGGCGACCGCGCGATCAAGATGAGCCAGAACCTAGGGATCGGCGTGGAGGTGCTGCAGGAGCTGTGGTACGCCGCCGAGCGGAGTGGTGCCTCGCAAGAGGATCTGAACCTGGCCCTGCGGCAGATGCAGGTGCAGTTAGGGCAGGCCGTGGCCGGCACTGGTGAGGCCCGCCGCTACCTGGACCAGCTTGGGTTGAGCGCCCAGGATCTGGCCCGCATGCGCCCCGAGCAAGCATTCGAGGCGCTGGCAGAGGCGATCGGAAAGCTCCCCACGACTGCCGAGAAGGCGGCCGTGAGTCAGTCGCTCTTCGGGCGCGGCGCCAAAAAGCTGGGCGTTCTGCTCGACCAGGGCGCCAATGGGATGCGCCGCCTCCGCAAAGAGGCGCGGGCGACAGGGGCGGTCCTATCGGAGAAGGCCGCCAAGGATTCCGCCAAGTTCAACGACCGCCTGCTCGACCTCAAGCTCACGTTCGCCGGACTGCGCAACATCGTCGGGAGCGCCCTGCTGCCGGTCTTCACTGATCTCTTTACGCGCTTGGCCGGCTGGCTCCGCAAGAATGGCGCCTGGCTGCGCGCGCTGTCTGCCCGCTTCGCTGAGCTAGCGAAGAAGGCCATCCCGCGGATCGTCAAGGGGGTCGCAGCGTTCGTCAAGCAGGACTTGCCGGGCATCCTGCGGGACGCGTGGGAGATGGCCCGGGACCTCTGGGGCTGGCTCAAGAAAACCTGGCGCAGCGTGGACAGGATGGCGAAGGCGCTCGGCGGGTGGCCATCGGCCCTGCGCAAGATCGCCGCTGCCTTTGTCGCCATCAAGGCGCTCCAGTTCGGGAGGGCCGTGTGGGACATCGCCGCCGGCTCGCTCGCCGCTACCAGGCAGATGGGGCTGATGGCGAGCGTCAAGATGGCTGCCCTCGCCGGTGGCGTGCTCGCGATCGGCTGGGCGCTGCTGGATGTCCAGCAGTACGCGTCCGGGGCTGACTCGGCCCTCGGGCGCTTCCTGGACCGCCACCCTACCGGGCGCGAGGAGGGCTACTGGGGCGCAGTGGCCGACCAAATGCGCGAGGTGCTCGACTTCTGGGGGCTCATCTCAGAGGAAGACCGCAAGCGCATGCAGGAGATCGAAGGCCGGCGCCGACTCATCGACACGTCCGGGCTGATGGTTCAGGTCGACGACTTCTTTCTCCGCTTCACCTATCGCCTGTCCGAGCTGCCAGGCCTCGCTGCGGTCGCAATGCAGGCCGCATTCAATCCTGTGCAGGCCATACTGCAGGGGATGGGCGCGCTCGTCTGGGCCGGCATGGAGCCCTCGCTGTCGAGGCTGGAGGGGCGCGTCAACCGGGGCATGGATCGGGTTGCGGAGGCCATGGCGGCGAGGCCCCCCTTGATCTTCGACGCGATCGGCGCCGCGGTGGATTGGGTCACGGACAAGGTCAACCTGCTCATCGCCGCGATCGGACGCATCCCCTCCGCCCTGGCCCCGCTCGACGCAGCCGTTCGGGCCGCCGGAATGGCCATCCCGGGGCTGAGCCTGATCTACGGCGACGAGCCGGAGGCAGGAGGCCCAGGGCCGCAGGCGCCCACGGGCCGCAACCTCTCCGCCTCCTCTGCCGTGCTGTCGCAGCAGCTCGCGGCGAATCGCCCCGAGCGCGGCGCGCAGTCCGCCCCCATCACGCTGAACTTCGCCCCGGCGATCACGATGAACGGGAGCGGCGGGGCAGAGGCCGACGCGATGGCCGCAGTGAAGGCCGGCGCCGACGATCTTCTGGAGCGCCTGCAGGCCGCCCAGGAGAAGCAGAACCGGCTCGCGTATGGCTAGGGCAACGACCAACACGACAGAGGCCGGCGACACATGGGACCTCCTCGCCCTGGATCTGCTGGGCGACGAGCGCTACCTCGACCTCCTCATCCTGGCCAACCCCGCCCACGCGTACCTCGTGCGCCTGCCGGCGGGGATCGTGCTCACTGTGCCCACCGTGCCCACGCCTGACACCTCGCCCAGCCTGCCGCCCTGGCGGACCCCGTGACCCTCGCCCGCCGAGCCTGGGCTGAAATCGTCTATGAGGGCAAGGACATCTCCGCGGACCTGGCCCCCTACTTGCTCGGCGTCGAGTACGTCGACAACGAGGGCGGGAAGGCCGACGAGGTGAGCATCTCGCTCCAGGACCGGGCCGCCCTCTGGCGCGGCGACTGGCTCCCGGGGCAGGGCGACACCCTCACGGTCCGCCTCCACGCCGACAACTGGGGCGAGGGCGGTGGCTCACTGCTCTGCGGGACCTTCACCGTCGACGAGCTGTCCATGGCTGGGCCTCCGTCGACCGTGCGGATCGCTGGCGTGAGCGTCCCGACAGGGCTCGCCGCCCGCAAGACGAAGCGTTCCCGGGCGTGGGAGAGCACGACACTGCGCACCGTGGCCGAGGACGTCGCCGCCTCAGCCCGGATGTCTCTGGTTTGGGACGCCGACGACACGGGCCTGCTCGACCGCATCGTACAGAACAGCGAGACGGACCTGGCCTTCCTGGCGCGCGTGGTCGCTGAGCGGCACTACGCGACGAAGGTTATCGACGGCCAGATCGTGGTGTGGTCGATTGCGGACTACGCCCTGAAGACGGCCGTCACCACCTACACGCTGGGCGAGTCCAGGATCCTGGCCTGGGATTTGAAGGTCAAGGCGTACCTCTACACGCCGCGGGTCAAGGTCCTCTACCAGGACCCATGGATCGGGGACGTGCAGGAGTCGACCATCACCGGCGCCGAGGCCCTGCGTGACCCGGACCCCGCCGACCCATTCGGGCTCGAGTCCCAGAGCTTCGACGACGCCGCCGCCGAGGTCATGCGAGTGCGCGCCCGCAGCGTGGCCGAAGCCCAGGCGAAGGCGAAGGCCGCACTCCTCGCCCGCACGGAGCACTCCGCCGAGGGGACGCTCACGGTCATGGGCGACGTGCGCCTCGTGGCGGGAAATTGCATTGAGCTCGCCGGCTGGAACAAGCTGTCGGGCAAATACGCCGTGGCGAAGGCGACGCACACCATCGGGAAGGGCGGCTACACCGTCCGGGCGAGCGTGAAGAAGGCGACGCCGTGAGCGACCTTCTCCCCGACGGGCGCGTGCAGGAGCTGATTGCCGGGCTCATCCGCACAGGCCGAGTCTCCGAGGTGGGCGCCGGGCGCGTGCGCGTCACCTTCGCTGACCGAGACGGGATGGAGTCGGGCCTGCTTCAGGTCGGGCAGGGGCGCACCTCCGGGGAGCTGGACTACAGCATGCCCGCCCTCGATGAGCCGGTGCTCTGCATAATGCAGCCCCCTGACCAGGTGGACGGCTTCGTGCTCTGCAGCCTCTACGATCTCAAGCAGGACCCCCCGACCGAAGACGCGGACGCCCGGGTGATCGCGAGCGGCGACCTCCGGCTGGGCTCCGTGGACGCGGCCTTCTGGATCGCCCGCGGGGATCGCGTGCTCAAGCTCCTGCAGGGGATCTTCGACCT